ATCCCAAGTGCTGTTTTTATTTGCTCTGGACAGCGTACCTTGAGTTCTCCGTTTGCAACTCTACGCATCTTGCTTTCAAGATCTCTAATTCGAGTGTGAATAGTGTTCTTGTGTGTTATATTTTTGTATGTCATATTACTTAAAATTAGAAAGTATTTGCTTTGTCCATTTCTTGTACAGATCACCGCAGAGTTTATCGTACTTTGGATTGTACTCATAACCTATATATTGCTTCTCGCATAAAGTGACACGCGGAGAAACGTATGCATTCGTGATTGTATAGTGTCATAGCAACGCGATAGCTCAAATTGCTATACAGAGTGCGAAAGCCAAATTTATGGCTGTTCAAGGGCGTTTTGTTATCATATTTATTTTAGGTTAATAAGTCACTTGCATTCATCCATAGAGTCAACGTATCACATTTGATACGCCTGTTTTAAAAGTAGATTTATATAAGCTTGCTTCTTAGCATCTAACCCTAGAAAATTTGAGTCTTGTTCTGATAGTTCGTACATAAATTAAAAATTAACAATTAAATCTCTATAAGCATCACGGACAGGATCTTTTACAGCGTATATTCTACGCATCTTGTGCCAGAGTTGGTCATCTTGGTAAGTTCTCCTAAAAGGACTCACAAATGATCATTCGCTTTCTGATCTTCCATATGGAAGTCATGGGTCTGTTTCGCTATACATATAATTAGTGGTTAGAAATTATCTAAATCTATAACTGAAGAGATTCAGTTATTCTTAAAAGCTATTTTCATAAATTTCTCTGCTTCTTCATAAGTCTCATACTCTTTTGATGTTATACATTGAACATCTCCATCTTTTAGTAAAACTGCAAACATATAATTATTGGTTAAGATTATCAATTGCTACAATAGCTTTTGCAAGAGAAAATGCAACGAGTGCAATAGAAAGAAGAAGTAGCATAGATAGATAAAAGGAATAAAATCATCTCTTCATTTATACGAGTATGCTATATGTGACATAAGTCGACAAGCCTATACGAAAAATGAAAAGATTGTTTTAGTTCTTTTTCAAGCTGTCTTTACGTAAGAGATAGTCAGAACGCAGGATATACTTTCCAGTAAGTTAGAGTGTCTTGCCGTCTTGTGCAATCAATTTTTGTTGATAGAGACAGTATATACTTCTTTTTCCATAATGCAAGTGATTTATTCACTTTTCTATCAGTAAACCAATACAGTAATAGTTATAAAAAAACACGTCTTTTTATAACGTGTTCACTATTTGTGTACAATTTAGCTTCTTTATCAGATACCGCTCGAATCTTATTGAGTTCTGTAGATTAAGGAGCTTTACTTTATTGGCTGGAGTCGGATTATCTTCATAATTCTTTCTTGCTATCGATGCTCTTCTTTCGAAATCTTCGAGTCGTTTTTGTCTCATTTCTAGCGATGCTGGTTTTCTTCAGTTTTTCATACATAACATTATATATAATCTTGCAATTATTGCAAGTCACAAAATTTGTGCGATTGTATATGTCTATTGGAAATATCAGTTATAATAAAATCAGTATCCTTCTTCCAATACGGTACATACTCCTTGTGTACAGGCACTGGAGCCCTACTCTCGGGTCTCTCGATCTTCATGCGAGATATAAGTGTTGCCGGGATTGTTAGAGCAACAGATACATGAGAGAGCGATAATCACTCAGCGAGCATTTCTCTCGCTCTCTGAAATACGGAAGGATCGTAAGTCTTGTTATGTCTTTTTTGCGCACTTTTCACCCGTATGCAGTCCTTACAGGTTGACTGTCTTCAATCTGGGGTTTTGTAATAGTTTGTCCACGGCTTGAATACTCAGCAAGTATAGCAAGTTCTTCAATTTTCGTTTATCATATTTTTTTATTAAAGAGATCAATACATTTTAAATCTTCTATAGCTTCTTATTGGATGCAGTATAACTGTAATAATTTTATATATATTCCAGATACTATCTATATATCTCATTTCATTTATTAGCATTTTCTCGTCTTTATTTGAGATATGATATTGATCATTATTACTTCTATCGCAAGACATAAGTATCTGTCATTTATAAATTAAATAACAAGTTCCCTTTCATAAAGAAAAGTCTAATTCTCAATACTTTTTTAGTTTGTTTCTATATTGTGTTATGTTCATATTGTTTTAGTTATAATAAGTTAATTCGTAAATCTTCCTGTCTACCCATCATTTGAGACCGTTATAGGTTAGATTCTCTCTTTCCTGTCTTGTCATAGTTTTAAGACGTGTTTTTAGATCATTGGCGATACTGCTATGCTGTTTTTCTATAATAGGTAGTACAAAGTATAGATAACGATCTGCGATGTCAGCTTCCTCAATTGTAGTATTAAATACATCATAAGGAATTACAATATTTCATACAGGCAATCATTCTTTTTTCTTCCATACTGATTTTACAGTTTCAAGAGAATGTTCTGAAAACCATATTCAATCCTTGTTGGATATTTTAGTGAGATTTTTAGTTGTGTCTAGCTCCATATTAAAATAAAGGTGGGTTAGTATTTTTCAATCGTTTTTCAATTATCTTACAATAATCAGAATCTTTTTCAATTAAAACATAATTCCGTTTCATTTCTATACAAGCTACACCAGTTGTTCAAGATCAAGCAAAACAATCTAATACTAATTCTTCTTGTTGTGTAGATTTATCTATTAAGTAAGAAAACATATCAACTGGCTTTTGAGTTGGGTGCAGATCATTTCAAGTTTTAGAAAACTTCATTATATTTGGATCTCTTCATCAATTCAATTTCCTTGATCAATCTCAATTACAAAATATACAAAATTCATATTTAGGTGCATAATCTCATTCAAGATCTCACATTCAAGTATTGTTTTTTTCCCATACAAGTATATTTTTGTAATTCAAGTATTGTTTTATTTTACTAACAAAAGTATCTATATGGTGCATACTGCAGAAAATGTATTGGTGTGCATTATCTTTTGATACTCTCTTAATTTCTTTTAAAAAATCATCAATCCATTCAAGAGAATCATCATTTTCAATAGCCTTGTGTTTTGACCATTCGCTTCTGAAAGAAGAAACGAACAACATTCAGTATGGTGGATCTGTGAGAACTAAATCAATACTTTTGTCAGGTATATTTTTTAGTTCAAGTATGCAGTCTCAATTTATTAGTGTATTTATCATATTATTTTATTAATCATTAATTAATTCTTTATTCTCATAGATATTTCAGATGATTTCTACAGATAATTCTTTTTTCTCTATATCTGAATTATAGTAAATATATGGATTATGTCTTGCTTCTCTTTCGAGTTTTTTAGGCTCAAGCATTTTATCATTATGATGATTTTTCTTATCTAAAAAATATCCTTGCTTAGTCCATTTTATAACTCATCTAAATCATTTTATATATCAATCAAACTGAGATGATTTGTATAGCCATTGTTGTTTTGAACATCTCCAATCTATAAATTCTACTATATCCCCCTCATAGATCTCCTTTCCATTCTTATCTAGGAGTCAGGTGAATTGCATAACCTCAATATGAGGTTGATATGCCGTACTCATTCAATTTTCACTACTGCAACTCCAAGTTACTTCTCATAAAGCAAGAACATCGATAATGTACATTCTTTTACTATTTGGATTCCAAGCTCTAAATTTTATAGGTCGCATATTATTTATTGGTAAACATTGAAATAAATAGCTCTAATTTCTAATAAATCATAATCATTTGGTATGTATCGTATTATTCCCATAAATTTAAAATTAATAATTAAAGTACGATATCCATAACACTCGGCTTCTCTGTCTTCTGGTATGTTCCTTTTTTTCTACTCATCCAAGTAGCAAATCTTCTTTTAATCTCAAATGTTTTTTCTCATTCTGCTCGTATCTTTCAAGTTTTTCATTTTTCTGACCAGTAGTAACAGAATTTTATCCATTCGTCTTGATAGTTTTCTGCATAGTCAGGTATCTGTTCGTTTTCTATATTTTTTAGATAAGAAATAGAAAGTTCGTATTCGTTCGCAACCAAAGGTATAGGTTCAAGTCAAAGTATAGGTTCAGGTATAGGTATAAGTGTACCTTTCTGGGTACAGCCTGTACCAAGCTGTGTAATAGCCTCTAGTATTGGCTTTGGTAAAGCATTTCTACTTCTCTCTATTCAAAGTTTTATACTTGGATTAATTGATAGGTGCTTTATAAAGTTTTTTATATAAATATATCAATCTATAAAGTATACCTTATCCTTTTTAGAAAACTTATCCATTATTTTTACAACATCTTTTAAATCTATTCAACTTTCAAATGCAATCTTCTTTAATGAAATTTCATATATTCAACATAAATCAACTCTTTCATTAGAGAAAAGATAAATGAATAGAAGTTTCTCGGTAGGAGTTAGTCATTCTATAAAAGAATCACTCCAGAAATCTGTTTTTATATATCTAGTTTTGCTCATTTTTAATTTCGTTATAAAAATAAGAGAACTTCATAAGAAAACTAAATGGAGCGTCATCTATTAATAATTCTGTTAGTGTATAGTTTAATCTATTAGAATAATTATTTCAACAATTTCATTTCCAGATATCTTTTTTTACTTCATTTATTATAGATCATAATTCATCTTCATAAGGAAAATATCAATCTTCATTTCCTGAATCTTTCAAAATAAGAGAACAGATATCTCATCAAGTCCTATAAATAGCTTTTACTTTTTCAAATTCAATTTTATTTATATAAGAATACATATCTATTCAGCATTCTATTCCAAAATCGACACATACGTCTATATATCTCATTAGTAATATATATGTATTTTTATCTATTAATCATAGATTATTTTCATTCCACGATTCTTGAAATATATTTTTTATTTCATTCTTTCTATCTTCTTTCTTTATTTTATATAAATCATTTTCAATTGTGCTTTTCTTTGTTTTTCATTTTCCAGAATTACATTCAAAGCAAGATGTTATCAGATTATCTATATTATTAGATCATCATTCAGAAACTGATATTATATGGTCTATTTGTAACTGTATTCAATTTCCTGCTTTTAATCAGCAGTATTTGCATTCAAAGTTATCTCTATTGAGAACTTGGAAGCGAATTTTTGGTGGGATTGCTTTCCTCATATATGTAAAAATCACATTCGAGTCTCCGGGCTAACTTTGCGAGATAGTACCCAGAGATTCAAATGTGATGTTTAGTTTGCAAAGTTATTTAAACCATCTCGCACACACATTATATCATGTATCATGATAATTGCAAGAAAAAAGTTTGATAAAAGTGAAAAGTAGGTATAATTAGAGCATGAAAACTCTCTCTTGGTTTCAGTCGAATATCTGAAAAACTATATATAGAGACCACTCTTGTACTTGCAATGATTGTTTGAGGATAGAAAAAGAATGACTTACTGTATATAGCAAAGAACACGCGCAATATCTTTTCGATGTACAAAATGATTACGCTAGTGAAGGGGAAATGCTGAATTATAGAGAAAAACTATAAAAGCTTGATAAATTCATAAAATGAGTATAATGCTTGTACTTTCTTTCTTGAATTATTTTTAGGGGCAACTCCAGTCTATTTGCGTAGATTGGAGTTTTTCATTTTATTTCCTATTGCATTATAGGAAAATCTGGTTATACTGTATCCATGCAATCAATACTAGAACTTCTCGATGAATCAAATCTAATTAAAGATGATTTTCTTACAGATAATCAAGTAGTAGAAATTTATAAGGCAACAACAGAAGAGGAAAAAGAAAAGTATATGCTTATAATAAAAGAATTACTAGAAGATTATAAGATTCCCAAAAGAGTATCTGATCTCGCACAAGCAGTTTCTTATTTGAATCTCGAAGCAATGATTTTTAAAAATTGAATGTTTACTTCTGAAAATACATAAAATATGATAAATAAAAAACTTATTCTAAAAACAACAGGAAAGCAGCAAAAGATAATTAGAAAATGTCTTATAAAACTACAAAATAGTAATAAGACTAATAATAAAGAGAAAGTATCAATCCGATATATGCTATGGCTTCATGACTATTTATCTACTGGAGAAATGGAAGCAAAGAACTGATACCTAAAGATTAAAAAATAACTTTTATAATATGCGCACAATACCTGAAACAATGATGGCGATGAAAGAGATACAAGATCTCGTATCTCGCTATAATGAATGAATTTGATCAGCATGAATTAAGATAAAAATATGCACAGAATAACTCTCATACAACACTCTGATTGAGTGAAGTCCTGCATATATCATCCCGAGGCTATAAGCTGAGAGAATGTAGCGTACATATCGTATCCTACTATCACTACAGAAACTCTCGAAGAACTCAAGACAGCTAACATGAAACGAGTACAAGAAATACTTTCCTCACTAACTAATCTATGAAATACTGAATACTTTACTGAAAAAACATAGAAGACATGACAAAAGAAGAATTACAAGATAATTTAGAAAAAGCATTGAACGAAATAAATAGATTATCAGGAGTGGCTTGGAATTCTATATCATAACAAATAACCTATGTCTGACATAAAAACAACATTTACAGAATCTACAATAAAGCAATACGCAGTAGACAACAACCTCGACATACTAAACCATATGCAGATAGCAGCTAAGTTTATGGAGCTTGAAGCAAGAATAAAGAGCTTGGAGAATGTAAACTGATTCCAATACTAACTATTCTATATGTATAAATGTCCAAAATGTTGAGTAACAAACTTCACTACTTGAGCAATATCTACAACTGTGTACTATCCTCCTAGATATGAAGAAGTAGATTGAAAATTAGTAAACACTAATCCTGATCGAAATAAAGCCTCAGTACAAATAATTTGTGTATGTTGAAATACTGATACTATTGATAGTAGTCAATTAACAAACTAATTAATATGATCTATAAAGGCTTGAATATCCGTCCTACAAAGGAGAACATAGAACAAGTAAACAAAATAATATGATACTCAGAGCAAACAAAAACTTCGAGATAGTGATAGCTATCCCTGCAGAGAAATGACAAGTCTCTATAACTCACTCTAACAGAGAGCCTGGAAGAGAAGCAGAGTGGAGCAGATTTACTTTTCACAAGAAAGTAAACGAGATCCTCATGAATCCTATTGACTTACACAGCAAGTATCCTATTTGGATTGACAATGACTATGTAGCTCTTAATATGGCTTTATGAGAAATAAAAATAGAATGACTTAATAACTAAGCATGAAAGACACAATAACAATAACCCCTGAGCTAGTAAATTTTCTAGCAGATCATCTATGATTATACTATATTGCAGTTAAAGAAAGCGATACAACATTTGATCATATCCTAAGAATAGGCAAGCAATGAAAGTCAGTATCTATTGCTATAGATGAAAAACAGGCCAAATGAATTAGAGATTTAATGAAACAAGGAAATGTTGAAAATAAAAGCAATATAAAATATGAATACAATGAAAAAACAAATGAAGGATAACTATTTAATGATATGGTTTTAAAAAACAATCACTGGGACAATCTAAGCGAAGAACAAAAGGATGAAATACGCGATAAACTATTTGACTAACTATGATACCAATAATACTATTTACAATTCTGACAATTCTAGTAATATGTCTTATATTCTTTATTGGATATATGATTGGTTACTCTAAGGGAGAAGATAATAAATATTAAAATATGGCACAAGGTAAAGAATACACATTAGAGTTCATACAAGAAGAACTCAAGTCACTTCTGTCAGCATTAAAAGCGGATGAAGATATTATTTATATTTGAGAGCTATTTTTAGAGAAAGATTATTCACGAAGTAGATTTCACGAATGGGTAAACAAGCATAAAGATGACGATATTGTTTGCGAAACTTCGTGCACTATAAAAGATATTCTTGAGAGTAGAGCTATTAAATGAGCTATGACAAACAAATTAAATCCTACTGCAACTATATTTCACTTGAAGAACAATTATAAATGGGTTGATAAACAAGAGATTGAGCAAAGGACAGAACACTCATTTCCTGAGCTATCACAAGAGCAGATGAAAAAGATAGCAAATCAGGCATTAAAGTAAAACACCATCACGAAGTGATAAAGCGATTAGCTTTTGTTCTATTGATAACTTATAAAATATCAGGTATAGATAGATAGAGGAGAGAAAAAATAAAAACACTACTTTTAATGATTGTAGTGCTGAAAAGAATGGATTGATAGATAAACTGTGACTTTATATAAATAGCAACCTGACTTGATAAAAATAGAAATCTAGCTTGATATTAAGAATAATTATCATATAATAAAAAAGGAGCTGGTTACTCCTTTTATTTGTAAGAACACAGACATTATATGGAGAATCGGAAATATATCAAGAGCATTAAAGTATCAGATAATGAGAAAGTATACATAGAATGAGAAGATTGAGAACTATTACTAACAGCAGTATCATCAAAATGATTATGAAACTTTAAATCTAAAAGGCACTTTATGAAACTATTTTTATCACAAGACATCATAGCAGACAAAGTATGAGATGATTATAAATACATAGCATATATATCGTCTGTACTATGATATGATAACGAAATAAATATAATTCGTTTTAGAGATAAGATATGAATAAGCAATCAGGCTTTCTATGCATTAAAGAAAAGACTAATAGAAAAATGAGTTATTAAAGAAATATGAAAAGAGTTTTTTCTTAATCCATTTATATGAGTTAAATCCGAGACTATATCATATAATCTATCTCAGGAATTTAAAGAAATAAACGCAAAACTTTATTGAATAACTGAATTATAATGACAGAAGAACAAAAGGCATTTGCGGTGAATATGGCTCGGAAGAATCTTCTGAGCTTTTGCGTGTTTAGTGATAAATTCTTCGAGATAAACAACCATCATGAAATAATTGCCGATGCTCTACAAAGATTCATGAAGTGAGAAACAAAGAAGCTTATACTACAAACTCCTCCACGTTCTTGAAAGTCTCGAATGATCCAAGAGGCTATAGCGTGGGCATTTGGAACAATGCAAAATACAGAGATACTCTATACAGGACACTCTATTTCTCTCTTGGAATCGTTCTCTCGCAATATCCGGGATAGAGTGAATTCGGTAGAGTATAAAGCTCTATTCAACGATAGAGTTAAGTGAGACAATTGAGCAATATCTGATTGGGGCATGACAAACTGAAACAAGCTCATGATCTATTGAGTTGGATGAGGAATTACAGGTAAATGATGACATAGGCTCATTATAGACGATCCATACGCAACTCGACAAGATGCTGAGAGTGATACTATTCGTAAAAGAGTTGAAGAGTGGTATGATTCTACCTTCTTGTCTCGAAGACATAATAGTGATGCGGGAATCTGCCTCATTATGCAGAGATGGAGAGAGGACGATCTTGTTGGTTATATTCTAGAGAAAGAAAACGACTGGGAGATAGTGAAAATCCCGGCTATTTCTGATGATTGAGAAAGCTTCTGGCCTTCTCGTTTTCCTGTACCTTTCCTTGAAGAAATGCGGACAAATATATGAAACTATTTCTTTTCTTCTCAGTATCAGCAAGAGCCATTTATTGATAGCTGATGAGATTTCAAGAAAGAATATTTCCGACATGAAGAAATGTGAAATATTCAGAATATTATCCAGAGAATGAAGATAGTGTCTTTTCTCGACCCTGCAATATCTACAAAACAGGAATGAGACTTCTCGGCCCTTGTGACTGTATGACATGATCTGCAATCAAATCTACGCTATGTTCTGGAAGTAAAGCAGATAAAGGCGGTGCCAAATGAAATAATAGATGAAGTGTTCGAAACCGCGAGATTCTGGAAAAGCAAGGGGCAATCATATAAATTCGGTATAGAGGTTGTACAATACCAAAAAATGCTTGCTCTTTCTATCAGAGATGAGATGAGGAAACGGGATTTCTCATTTACGCTTGAGGAAGTCAATCCAAGATGAGAAAAAGAGGCTCGTATTCGGTCTATCCTACAGCCCTTATATGGGAATCACTCAATAATACATATCAGAGGAAACAAAATAAATGAATTAGAACTTGAGCTGTTAAAGTTCCCAAATTGAAAACATGACGATATTATCGACTCATTGTCGTCTGCCTGTTCAATAATGCAATCCGCGAATCTATCCTCTACCTATAGGACTTCAGTAAGAAGTGCAAACAGTCTCATATAAATAAATTTGATTATGAGAGTAATTCTCATATAATTTTCTTAACTAATAAGATACAATGAAACTATATTGAATGTCGGAGGATTCAATACTAAAGCAGATAGAACAAGAATACCTTGTTTGATATAATGCAGTAGAGCAAGTAAGAGAGCAGAAGCGACAAGATAAAGAGATCTTCTTTTCTGCAAGTCGTGATGAGAACAAGATAAATGTTCGTACTGTCTTTCAGGCTTTCCGTATGAAAATGGCTATTCGATGAGCCAATAAGGTAAAAGCTGAATGGATACGAAGACGTGCTTGAGATACAGAGCGAGCGAAGAACGCGAACAGAGTATGGAGATACGATAGAAAAGAAATGTGAATGGATCAGATAGACTATCTCACTCTAGAAAATATCGACAAGGTAGGTGTTGGAATCCAGACAAGCGGTAATTTCAACATTATCACAGTTTGTCCGTCAATTAAAGTTATCAATCCTCTCTCATGGATTCCAGATCCTAACGGATGACCAACAATACATACCCATAGATGGTTTTGATTTACTGAAGTGTATCTTCAGAAATGGCAAATGAAGAAGCTTGGATATTCTAATATTGACAGCGCTTCTCCTAGAACCATTACTCTCAACCAGAGCGCAGAAGATGCAGCAACTAATAAAGACTCACAACTCGAAGACGACACGCCAAACCGCGAGTATGAGACATATGTTCATGGATTTATGTATGAAGGGAAGAAGTATATTGCTGTTACAAATGCAGATAGAACTGTCCTACACGACCTAAAATACCTCAATCCTGTAACAAAAGAAGAGAAGGCAGATGAAACACTCGTTCCTTTTCCTGTAATGCTTCAGTATGCTCTCTATGTAACTGGATTCCCTCTTGGTATATCTCTTGTAGATCTTCTTGCAGATACTCAATCTATCCTTTCAAGGATGTACAATCTCTATCTTGCTATGGCGTATCGCAATACGTTCGGCGGAGATCGTCTTATAAGAGCTGGAGAACTTGAGGATCCGGATTCTCTCAATACTCCAACAATCGAAGGAAAGGATATCCCAATCAAGGACACAGCAAAAAGCCTCAATGATATTATACTAGAAGTTCCTCGTGAGCAGACAAACGGAATCCCTAGTGAAATGATCGCTCTCCTTAAAAGAAACGGAACAGAACAGCTCGGAGCTGAGTCAACTCAACAATGAGTACTGTCTGACTCTAATAAAACTCTCGGAGAGCAGGAGATGGCGCAAAAGAACGCAAATATCCAATTCCAACTTGAGGAAGATGTCATGATGTGGGGAACTGAATTCCAAATGAAAAACCTTTGGTATCGGCAATATCTCGCTAATATGAAGAGTGCTGAAGTGAAAGATATTAGCCTTTCCGAATGAGTCACTCGTGAGTTCTTCGTATTCAAGAAAGACGAATTTGTATGAAAGGAAATGCTTTCTCTTGAAATACAGTCATCAAGCAAAATCTCTCAGGATAAAAGCAACAAGGCAGAGAAAGCTGTTATTCTACAAGGGCTAATTGCAGGAGCAAAGAGCGAATGAGAGAAGCGAAAGTACTACAGAATGTGGGCAGAACTTGCGGACTTCTCAGACAACCAGATCTCAGAAATGATAAGCAAGACAGGAGATGAAATAGGCGCAGAAATAAAACTTGCTATGATCAATGAGTGAATGGAAGCAGGAGCAAAGATAGACTCTATGGATGATGACCACCAAGTCTATATAAATCTATTTGTTACTGCAGATCCTTCTGATTTAAAGGACAAGGCAATAAAGGCACGATATGAGGCAATAAGGCTCAATGAAAAGGAAATGAACGGTGTAGCATGAGAAGTATGAGCAGAACAAGCAGGAGCAAGTGCAAACTCTGCAATGATGACTTCTAATATGCTACAATGATCACAAGTAACATCTAACCAAAGATAATGGAAATATCACAATTTAAAAAACTACTCTCTAACGAAGAATATCTCACTTTCGAGGCATATATAAAATCTGAGATTACCAGGTGCAAAGAAAAGGCTTCGGACTCACTCACTCTTTGAATCGATAAGGCGGATATAGAAAATGCAAATCGTGCGAAATTCTGGAATGAGTTATTGCAGATCCCGCATAGCAAGGTGCAGGCAGGTAAAATGAGTGAATCAAAAAGCAAGTTGTAGATTCTACACTCTAGTATAGAAAAAAACTTGATAATGAGACAAGTTATCATATACTAGAGAATAGAGTTTATCAGACTTACCAAAACTGATTTTAGGGTTTAAAGCAATCCCTTCAAAATTACTTCTTAACATTTATTCGTATGTCACAAAACGAAAACGTCGAAGAACTCGACACGGAAGTCCAAACTGATGTTGCAACTGATGTGGAAGACAACCAAGAGGAGGACACAACCTCTGATGATGAAATCACTTACGAGCAAGCTAAAAAGTGGCAAAAGGATTCTGAATCTCTAAAAAAAGCTAACAAGAAAATTGCTATGCTTGAAAAGGGGATAAAGAAAACTCCTGAGACTACTGATACAGCAAGCCTTTCAGAAGACGCACTTGATGCACTTCTTGAAAAGAGAGACTTTTATAAGAGCAATGCTCAAGCAAAAGAGCTCCGTGATGAAATCGAAGCTATGGTCACTGCTTCTAAATGAAAGCTTGATAGAGAAAGGGCATTTGCCGTATTATCTGGAGATGCTGAAATAGAAGAAAATAGAAAGGTTTATTCAAGATCTCCGGTAGAAGGAGGAAACACAAGCACTGCTTGATTCTCTCCTATATCTATAGATAAGTATGATAAACTCTCCGCTAAAGAGCAGACAGAGTACAATACAAAGTCTACTAATGCGAAAGGTGGTGTAGTCTTTAAATAGTCATCGAATATGTGTTAAAGCAACTTTAACACTAAACTATTCAAAACATGGCTAACACTATGATTAAGGGTGAATACTACAGCTCGGTTCTTCAGAGCCAGCTCCGTGAAGCCTTTGTCGGTAAATATATTGCTGACACAAAATTCGAAGGAAACTTCAACAAAGTCGATACTGTTCACTTCCCACGTCAAGCTAAGATCACTCTTTCTGACCTCGCTTCTTCTTACGATGAAGTACCACAGCAAGATATCACTCAGTCTGATGAAACATTTACTCCAACTACCCGAAAGGCGTTCTCAGTTCGTGTTTCAGAGGAAGATTATAAGATTACTGCAGTATCTCCAGACTCTCAGGTTATTCAGGATTCTACAGAGGCGTTTGCTTCCGCTTACGATGATGCTATCATGGCTCAATATGTAAATGCAGGGATCACGTTTACTGATGGAGACATGACAACCGCTTCAAACGGTGGATCAACTAACTCAGTAATCCTTTCTAAGTCTAATATTTACGATTTCCTTACTGGAATCGCAATGAAGATGGATCAGGCAAACCTTCCAGATTCAAACCGTTGGGTAATCCTCGATCCTAAGCGAAAGAGACTCCTTCTCAACGCTCCTGAACTCGTTCGAGACACAGAGATGGGAGATAAGGTAGTAACTGGAGGAACTGTCGGTATGGTGGATAATCTTAAGATCTACTGGTCAAACAACCTCGTTCTTGCAACTTCTCGATGGGGACTTGCTGGACAAGGAAAGCCTATTTGTTTTGCTGCAATCACTAAGCCACAGATTACATTTGTTGGTCACGAGACTCAGGCAAACAACTGGAACAACTCTATGAAGGCTGTATCTCGATTCGGTGCTAAGGTATTTACTGAAGGTGCTGAGCGTCTTATGTCCCTCAAGATTTCTGACTAATTCTTAACTTTACACTCCTATGGCACTTCCATTCGACAAATCATCTACAGAAGTAGTATACCTTCGAGATGAGAACGGAGACAAACTCTTCGTTTCTGGTACAACTGTACCAACTGATACTACAACTGGATACGCAAAGTCTGCACTCTTTATTGATACAAACGTTGCTACTGGTAGTGGTTCGCTTTACCTCAATAAGGGGACAAAGACATCATGTGTCTTCTCTCTTGTTACACAGGCGTAAGCTCTACAGATTCCCTTCGGGGAGTTTGTGAGTTTATTCTTAACAAAAACATTATGATAGTAAAAATCGTAAACCGTGCATGAATAGAGATAGAAACAACTCTTGAAATTGCAGAAGGGATGATTAAAAAAGGGGAAATTTCAGCCTATGAAACCCTTGATGGAGAAAAGGTATCAGGAGAAGCAGATCCGGTAGACGTTCCGCTTATAAAGCCTAGAAATATTACTCGTAAACCTAAACTATAACCTTTCCAAGCTATGAAAATGATCAAAATAAAGACTTCAGTAGGAGAATATATGTCCGATCTTACAAAAGAGGAGTTTCTTGCTCTATTGAATTCAGGAGAAAAGGTAATTAGTGTACCGCTCGGGAAAGGAACTACATATTACGGATGAGATGAGTACGATGATAACTCTGTTGTAAATATCTTCACTGATAATGTACAGATTCAGACAGTAACAGAGCATAATATGGAAGCAAAACCAGTTATTAACCTTTCATCAGAATGAACTGAGCAACTCTAATAAGTGAACTCCGCACTTTTACCGGTACAACCGCAACAAACTATCCTGAAGCATCGACTCTTATTGATCTCAATAAGAGTTACCACTTCATAGAGGATTCAATAACAGAAGTAGTTTGAGAAAGCTACTTTTATAATGAGTTTATCACAGATACAACGGTAGTATGACAAAAGGAGTACACAATACCTACAAATTTATCAGGAAATCTCGATTGAGTCAATAAGACTCTCGGGATTTCTATTGATTATGGAAATTGATATACAAAAGCATCAAAGGTAGACGTAAACTCTCTTGATAAGGATGTATCATGGTATGAGGCAAATCAGCCAACAACAGCCCCTATATACACGATACAGGACAATTCAGTTATGATCTTCCCAGTTCCTACTGCAACGACTATAGGAGACATTAAAATGTATGTAATACAGAATTTGATTGATCTGACAGCAAGTACAGCTGAGACAGACGTATTTAATGGAAAGATTCATAAAAAGTATCACCCACTTATTGAACTCGGAGCACGACAATATAGCTATGAAAGACGACAACTATCTGCAGATGCAGAACAGGCAAAACAGAAATTCATGGTAGAATTATTCGGTGGAGTGAATAAAGAAGGCGTAAAGATACCAGGTATGCTGAATATGCTAAACACTCGTCAAAGAGGCGCTAGAATACGGCAAATGCCCGCTTGATTTAAAGTAAACCTATCATAATGGCAAAACTATGGAAGCACACATTCTCGAAGTTCTACAATTGACAGACAGACGATACTTTTATCCCATCAGGAGACAAGTATCTTTCTTCGTATAATATCGACCCGGTATCAAATCCTCGATACTTACAGCTCTCGGACAGGATAACAAGTATAAACACACTCTCAACTACTGCCAATATACTGGAGATTGTTACTCTCCCGTGATCTGCAACAGTCTATGTATGATGAAATGAGGTCTACTATAATAGCACAAATAGGACTTCGGTAATATCAGGATCTTCCTATTATAATGCGGGCTTCCTGTACAATACTTCCTCAGTAATGAAGGTATATGTATTCGACTGAACAAACGTGTACAGAATGACCTCAGACCTTGCCACAAAGGAAGCAACAACTGCACACGCTTGATGAGCAGTAACAGCAGTAACACAGGCTACAAATACGCTTGTATTCGCTATTGGCAATAAACTCTACCAAATAGACAACTCGTGAGTGATTTCTACGGCACTTTCTACAATACCATATTGAACAGCAGTAAAGAAACTATACTTTTACAACGATCTACTGTATGTTTTCGCTCAGTATTGACCAGATGCCGTTATTTATCAGTGCGCTTACAATGGATCATCATACAACATACAATACGCTCATACTAAGGAAGACGTAACACTTTACGATATGGCGGGAAGTGGTGGTAAAATGTACTGGGTGTCTAATATAGGACTGTACCAGACAAGCGGAGTGGATAGTAAAAAAATAAAGAGACACAACTTCTCCTCAAGTGTTAAGTGTTCAATCTATCGCGATGAATTCTTGTACATGATAGACAACGCGGAAATGTACAGGTACTGAACTAGTATACCTGGATTTCCTGATGCTTTTATCCCGTACTCTACACACTCGGTGTGAATGAGCGCGCTCAACTGAATCGTGGCAACTACAACAACAAGTGGAGGAAGTACAAGCATAGTTACACTAGCAACACGCGTACCAACTACTGGAGAGATCATAACAATGCCGTATGATGCCGGTGTATTATGGGCGGAAAAGAATCTATCTGTAATTGAATTCGCTTACGAGCTAAAAACCTGAAAGACAGGAGCTAGTATACAAGTACAGATCCAGACTAATCTCATGGAGCTTAACAATACAGCGACTTACATTAACCTAAAAACACTCAACACGCTATCTAATGCAACAATGCGGTGTCGTATAGACCAACAGGAGATATTAACCGCACTTGCTAGCGAAAACCCTGATTGGCAGTATGCACGCTTCAAAATAATCCTAAACTGATGAGATCCAGACGGAAGTAGTCTAAATCAATACTCACCTAAAGTATACCAGGACATAATGATTTGAGGAAACTTTAGTAAGGATGCTGAAATATACTTATAATTATGAAAGAATACCCTAATACACAAGCTCCAGAGTTCAAGCCAAGCTTTGAGCCAATCGCATGACTGAATAAATGACCAGACGATTATGAGCTGCTGAAAAACAAACCAAAGCATCAGTATTTTGCAATGGATATCTTCTCTACTTCTGGAGCAACAGGAGACGGCACTACACGAGACCTAAACTTGATAGGATTGAATGGAGATCGTGAAGTAACTTACTCACAGGAGATAATTGTAGGACTCGGTAGCACAACAGCGAAGATAACCAAGCAGTCATCAATAGAGCCCCCAAATTCTAATACATTTGTTGTACTCCCCGGACAGATTGTAGAAGTATCCGCAAGCTTCAACTCTTCTACCCAAAACCTCTACGTTAACAATACCGGATCTAAAAGGTACTTGAAAGGAACAACTCTCACGCTGAATAGCACCAATCCAGATGTTACTTTCATAAACTCCTGAACTACGGAAATGACTATAAAGTTTCAGTTCGCAACAAGTGCCTCTGATCGTCCTATCCTCTGATTCTTTTTTAAGATTTACTAAAATATGCAGACCTTATACAATAAGAACACCTACGCTCCATACATTATCCCGGAGTGAAAAACATACACAGTACAAGAAAAATATCCAACTCCATACATAACCATGATTATAAATGACTGAATGTTGGACACGGAATGAATGCTTATAGAATCAATTAACTTTTCTTAATATGATACAACTTAAAAAAAGAGCGGATACAGAAATCCCAAACGCTAATACATGAAAGGTAATATTCTTTGCTGATGATGACGGAGCTCCTAAGTATAAAGACGAGGCTTGAGATGTCTTTGACTTCGTATGACCTCAATGAATACCTGGAGATCCTACAGGTCTCATAAACGATGCTACAACTGTAACAGACAAAACATGGAGTAGCTCAAAAATAAATACAGAGATACCAAGGCAAATAAAGTTTGATCCTTCTAGATTTTCTGTTGCATGGTCACTTACCGCGCAGAATATCACACTTACTGCATGACAATCTGTAAATCTACTAAATAATTTCACTACAGCATGAGAGGTTGTGCGTGCAAATGTGGCGCCAGTATATAAGAACATATACAACGTAACTCAGACATACTTTCTAGACGAAACAAACAACAGATTTATATTCCCGAGTAATCTATACACTTACGGTAATACTTACAGCCCTTATGTATTCAGAATTACAGGAACATTTAATATACCTACAACAAGCTGAGTTACAACACGATTCCTAGTACAGCTGAGAAGGTATACAGATAATTCAATTATATATACTATTCCATTTATTATGTCTGATGTGCCAGGCGCTCAGACTGGTGTAGTTTTCTCGGGGGCGATTCCAAGCTTTGTAAACTCAGAGACTGACCCATTTGTTGTAAGCCCAGAGATAACAACTATAGGAACTGGATGAGGTGGTTGCTATATAGAAATATTAAATACAGCAAATTCTTCTACAAGTATAACTTTGCAGGATATAGGTATTAGAATATTTAAAGAATAATATGAACATTTACGCTACATATCCATCTAAGATAAATACACTTACACCAAGTATAAGCATATTAAATGACAGCAGTTGATCTGTTCATACTGGAACAATGCAATCTACATGAGCAGACGGCATATATAAGTATGATTATAACTTTAATCAATGACAATTATATGTGTGGCAAGTAGATTTTAATGATTTTGACAATACTTTACATTATTGAGATAACTCAATAAAAGCAGCAGTACAAAATATAACCTATCCTATATATTGAGACAGAACCGATTACTGGAAAATAGGCGAGATAATAAAAAAGGCAAAAGAAGAAATAATTGATAAATCAAATGAGACGGATTCTCATAATAAAATTGCAAAAGAAGAAATAATTGATAAAATAAAGAAAGTTAAAGAGGATATAGACAGCACGAAAAAAGAATTGAAGGAAGACAATGTTACAACTAGACAACTATTGCGACAGAAGTTAAAGAATCTCCATGAGAACCTATCAAAACTCGTCGATAGGCAAGAGGAAATAATAGAAACGATAGAACATGAGGCAGACGAAATAGAAGAAGAATTAGAGAAGATCTACAACGAAGAAGTTGACACAATAGAAAAAGAAATGCTTGATCAATTCAACAAAGAAGTTGACGAGATAGAATTACAATCTAACCAAACGCAAGATGGCAAATAAGCGAGACGAATTCATAAAACTGCGAAGTGCTGGACTTGATCCAGTATCTGCAAGAAAGCAAGTGTACTGAGATGTTACACCGGCAACGCCAGCTCCGACAGTAACTCCTGCAACACCTGCTCAGACTGCACCAGTTACGCCTACTCCTGATATAAATTCTGATGCAAATCGTCTCGCAAGAGCACAGCAATGAGGAAGTCAGAGGCTTATTGAAAATCTTACGCCTGCAACACCTACACCAGTTGCTCCTGTTACTCCTACAACTCCTACTGAGCCTATAGCACCAGTTGCACCAACGACTATAGCTCCAGTTGCTCCTGCGCCGGTAACTCCTGCGCCTGCAACACCAACTCCTCCAGAAGTTCCTATGGCAGCAGCTCCGACTGCTCCGGTTGCTCCTGTACCAGCTCCTACAACTACACCGACAACAACACCAAAAGTAGAAAAGCCGGCAGATAACAGACAAGCTCAGATAAATGCTAACCTAACTGAAGGTTTCCAAACTAATCCGAGCCTTTTTAGTGATCGCACCGCTTTTGATACTGCATATAACTACGCAACTAAAACACCAGAGGAAAGAGCCGTTCTTGACTCGTTTTACGCATCAAAACAGCCGACAATACAGAATATGTACTCGGCTATTGCGAGCAAAGCAGATATTCCAGGATCAGTAAAGAATACTCCTGCCTACAAAATAGCGAACATACAGTACCAGAACGCAAAAAACTTCGCAGGCATGACCACGGCGCAGTTGTCTAAGGAAATGGATAGCGCGAATATAGTAGAAGGGTCTACTACTTGGGAAAACATGATGGCGATGAATCCGAAACTCGCAAAGGATGCGCAAAACCTCCGTATAGTTAACGGAAGCAAGACAAATCTATTCTCTACAGAAAAAGCTCCTGACTGAAGTGCAGTAAAAGTAAACAATCTTGAAAAACTATTCTGAAAGGAATTTGCAGAGACTTTCGGAACTTTTATGGATGAAATGTATAAAGTACAGACTCCAGAAGAGATAAAAGCTCAAATCTACACTCCAGAAGTGCAAAAAGCTCAAGAACAAGCTCAGAAAATAGAATCTGAGATGAATGTTATACAAGATGCTCTTGATGCAGTCGATAAAGACGTAGAAAAAGAACTCGCATGAAGCGGAGCAAGTGCGTCACGAATCGCCCTTGAAAAAGCAAGAAGGAATGAAGACCTCACAGATCAGTACAACAGCCTACAAAGGAAGTACACTACACAGTTTAATATACAAAGCGAGCTCATAAAGCAGAATACTGCTACAATGCAAGAAGCACAACAACAGAAGCAGGCGAAGAACGCTGCACTTCTACCATTTGTCCAGGCACAAGCCAAAACACAAATGGAGAAGA